CAGAGATGGCCTCGCTGCCCGAATTATTTCTCGGGAAACGATTATTCGCACATACCCTGCACCCCAGAAATTTTAAACTGGAGGGCTGATATGTACAGCGAGGCGGTCTGACTCTTAAATTTGTGACCAGGCAAAGCCCCTGAGACGAATCTCAAGGGTAAATCCCGGCCACTCCTTATAGGAGCAGATTCGTCTCATGACACGCTAGTGCCACACCATTCGGCCACCGAATGGATTTCCACAGACTTAATCGTCTGCTTTAAATCGAGTTGCATATACTTTTTATGACGAGAGCAACTCTTACGAAACTCGTCTATTTATTATTTTCTAAAACATATAATTAGGAAAACTCCCGAACCGTGTAATTATACAGGATCGGGCAACCGGTGAAGAACATCAAAGTGAAGTCCTCGCCGACAGCATCCCACTGCTGAATAGTTGTGCTGAACGTTTCAACCTCAGCAGATGGAGTAGCCGCGTCGTTAGTTGCGGCAAGGGTAACAACCCTATGAGAATTGGTAGGCAAATCCTGGGCCCGAACAACTCGCGCTGGCGAGAAGCGGGTAGGCTGGTAAAACGGCAATTCAACCTCTATCGTGTTATTCACACTCAAGTTAGTTGCAGCCGCACCAGCACCAGAATTCTGCGAAATTCGCGTGGTAGCCCATTTAGCCAATCTCGACGCTGCAGTAGTCGTGTAATTTTGACTAAAGGCAGTAATGGCACCGTTTCCGGAACTAGCAAATTCTCCCCGTGTAACATTGGGGTTAGAGCTTCGTCCATTGGAAAATAGGTACTTCTTACGCCGCGCACCGCGGAACCCTGCGTAACAGGGTGTCCACCACGATGCAAAGTCCTTATTGACTACATTGAGCGGTGTGGTTCCATCTACATCCGATACATCGATACCTTCAGGGTCCCAACCGGATTGGTATGGCGCGTCCTTATTCAAAAGGTTATTAATGCGCACAACACCTTCCGGGGGCCTATCAGGCACCCAGACTCTCGTCTGTGTATAACGTTTCATCAACTCTCTCAGCGTTGTGGGAGGGTCTCCGTAGAAAACTGTGTAAGTATGGTCCGCCTCCACGGATTCCTTAGCAATGGTCTGAATCTCGGTGGATCCCATCGGTTTGTCGGTTTCATCGACAGATGGGTTCTCCGTGGAATCAGGCATTCCGCTCTGGCTAGTAAGCGCAGGCGTCTGCTGAGGGAAAAGGTGGAAATTGTTAATATTGGCGTTTGACGGAGCCGCAAATTTGGCATCCTCACACATACTCACAAAAACATTAACGCTAATTGGTGCGTCCACAGAGGGGCACACGAGATCGTTCAAAATATTGAGCTCAAGGATTCCGTTAAAAATTCCCTGAGTCTTAGGTAGGCGTACGGAATCACTAAAGTTCACCGTACTGTCGCTCAGAGTACCACATTCTAACCATGGCTCTGACTGCGCCCAGCCTACTACGACCTCAAAATCATCCTGTTCCGCGATATCAATCACGCGGGAATAGTTGGTATTATACTCGACAGCTGAGCTGTGAGAGTTCGGATCGTACCGAACCAACATTCTTCCCTTGTGAAAGTCCGACTTCACAATCTGGAAACGGAACTTAATACTACCCTGCCATGACTTAAAACACGATCCAATCATGCTCATGGGGGTGGGATGAATTTCACTAGATAGGATATCAAACAACATTGGTGTCACATGCGAGTTCCACAGCAACGTATCAGGTCCTTCATCTGGCGTCCAAGTGAAACTAGTAAGATAAGATTCACGCTGAGCAATATCATTGATGCCCATCTGGTCAACACCATCAAGACCCGCTGTGCGAGTATCCAAAGTGAGTTCAGCCTTAGAATCCATAGTAAGTTTTTGCACAGCATCAGCAGCGTCCACGTTAGTGAAATTACCTGTCGGATTAGGCTTGAACAATTGTATATCAGTGACCACTGAGGGGCGCGAGTATCCGAAGATTTTCGCGACTTCCCCCACCTTACCGGCAACCATTTCGGTCGCCAACGCGTAAGGCCGAATAAGTGGTAAGTCCGCGAGTACCCCCGCGGCTTTTGCTATGACAGCTGCTGGTTTGGAAATAATTCCTGAACCATATTCATCACGTGCAGTAATGTCATTGCTCTTATTCTTAGGTCCGAGCGGCTTCTTGTTCTTCTTACCAGCCTGCGATACAAGCAGTGAGTTGCTGGTTGGCATAGTGAGGACAACATCCTCTGCCCACAGATAAATCGTAATGGTAACGGGGTCATTACCTCCATTTGCATGAAGGAGATTATCGAATGACTTAATGATAATTTCACCCATATCCTGTGCGTCATCGTCTGTGATGGACAAATAGTTCTTAGTCCAAAAGAAGGGCATACAAAGCTCTCCACCAGTATTCTTGGTGGGATTTAGGAAGAAGTGCGGCTTTTGACTAGCCTGAATCAGATCTTGCTGGAGGAAATTCCTCTCAACAGTAACCTGGTCAAAGTTAAAACCGGCAAGTGGATTATAACTCGCTAAAGCACGTCCGTAATGGAACTTAGTGCCCGAGATAACCATCTTGCAATGCATCTTCATCCGAATCAACTCGTAATTTTTGATTTTCTCAGCAACAAAAGGATTGGCCAAAAATTCCTTCCAAGGATTAAAGGCATAGAAAAAGGGCTGTCCGACAACCCAATTCTGTACACTCTGACGGATAGGACGGCTCAAGAACTCGCCCAAATTGGAATCATTATTGTTTGCCAAATCCATGGTAGAATCGTAACCTCCCTTGACATCCGTAGTCCATCCAGCATCTTGGTCCGCAAAAGCGGTAATCTGCTGTTGGGACATGGGACCGGATTCGGCTACGTCCATACCAGGCGGCGGCTGCAACGCGCCGGTCGCGGAAGACTGCGAGTCCAAACATACGGACTCAAGCATCTGTTCCAGTTCATCGACCTTACGCTGCAACGCAGCAATATGCTGATATTTCTTGGAGAGTTTACGTCGCAAATGTTTATTGAGCTGCGACAACTCCGCATTTTCATGCATTATAAAGCTCACATCAAAACTTGGGACTCTTTTCAAAGGCGCATCCCAATCAAAATCCTTCCCCTGAGGTACAGCAGGGGCCTGTTCAAAAATAGTATCAAAATTAGAAATCAATTTATGTACATCACCGATCCGGTTGATTAATCCATCACGGGAGTGCTAACTTTTTGCAGTGACTAACTGCCTCGCTAGATAACGAGAGGGCTCTGGTCCCTAAGTCTTCTATGCTACGCTGTCATAACATGCTAGGCAATTCAGCTCCTAACAAGCTACCGTTATACAGTAACATAGCCCCGATTTGGTTTTAATTGCATGAGGGAACGCAATGACACATTTTAACGGCAAGTGCCCAGCCGGAGCCAGAGGATTACTCCTCCGGAAGCTTGTCCTGGTAGCGAAGAAACCCAAGAAGATCAGCCCACTGTTGGGGCACATCAAGGGTCTTCTTACCAAAGACTTGCACAATCTCAAAACCGTACTCGGAATAGATCATTCCAACGACAGTTGCGTCAGGTTGCAGGATACTCAAAACTTGAGCATATTTCCTGGCCTGCTTACGCACTTTGCCGCGCTGAGGCTTGCGATCGACCAACGATTTGGTCTCGATCACAAGGAAAAACTCATTCTCCTCAGCATACATGAGATCGCCCTTGCCGTAGTTATCGGCAATCACAGGGTATTCCTGTGCGGTCGGTTGACCGAGGAGCTCAACAACGCGCTCCTGAAGCGTATCTTCCTCAGTGGGGTTCATTGCCTTTTCAGGCTTACCCGACTGGGAATCAAGGACAATATCGTACTTCTCACAGTACCAGTCCTTGCGCTCATCGTAGGTAGGAATGGGTCCCAAATAACCCTTAATTCCAGCGGCCTCAGCGACCTCCTCCAATTGAGCGACTTTATCGGAATAAACCTTCCGACCAAACTCAAAGTACTTAAGTGCAACATTGTTAATGGCTTCAGCGCTAGACTGTTCCATCGACAACACTTTCGACTTGAGGTGAGCGTGAAGCATCTTAGCGATACTCCCGTCCTCAATTACAGCTCGGTAAAGGTTAAACTCAGGATCCCACACAGCATAATGCTTGAGGAAAGAAGCGGTGCTCAAATGAATAAATGGAACACTCTCTGCCTCCTTCTCAGCCATGGTGTAGGTAATGCCAACTTCGGCAAACTCCTGGGCAATCCGGGTGTGGTTGTAGGCATCAAAGCCTTCTTTCACTGTCATGATGTTATCATCGCCGTACGTCATCAACGCAACCACATCGGCGAATCTCGGTGTCTTCCACCAGCCCTCATCTCTAGCGATCTTAAAGTAAACATAACGCATGTAAAGCGAGTTCACGATCGAGTTGATGATAACTGTCAGTGGATGTCCGCTCGGGTTAGACCCAAAAAACTGGACAAGAGTACCGAAGTAATCATAAGTGGGGTAAGAGATTTCGGAAGCGATGCCTCTCATAATAACAAGGTCATCAGCATCGTAATTTCCTGATTTCTCAGCGATGGCGATTAGCAACTTGAAAGCAGCGAGCATAAATTCTGGGCTCATTCTGCCGTCAAACTTTGCGTAATCTCCAGCGATCGCACGGTCCCAACCGTACTTACCGATGTGTTCGAACAAATCGGTCCACTCCGGCGACTGAACAACAGTTCCGACTGCACACTCCGTGAGGTTCTTATTCCTCTGGAAAAGTGCCGCAAGACTCAAAAAGTACTTGCGTGTCAGCATAATCATAGGCATATTGGCGGCAGCGAAAACGCGTGCCTTCTTCTTGGTGAGCTTGGTCGGCTCATCCTTCAAAGACGCCTTGAATGTCGTGTTAATCGACTCTCCGGAAAGCAAAACGCTCTCCAATCGTGCTACCTCCTCCAAAATGGAGGGATCAACGTCACGGGGGCACGAAACACCCTCAACAACGCGGTCGCTCTTTTCAACGACTTGTGTCTTAGGACCCTTAAAAGGAAAACCCATGGAGGTGCTAAAATTCATAGCATTAATTCCAAGGACTCCATCAAGTCCAGCCAAATTGGCATCATCAGACACTTTTCCAACCTGACGCAGTTCTTGCTCCGAAAGACCACTAATCACCTGATCGTGGTAGTCCTTATAGGAGCGTTGAACCAACTCTGGATCAAACTTGGTGGCGGTGTCAACCTTACCACTCATATCCAGAATCTTATGATCTTGCGATCCTAGCTCATGTGGTTTTCCATGCTGCTTCTCAATTCCCATAATATCTTTTACGAAAGGGGAGATAACAGCTGTAACCACAGCGGAACTAGGTGAAGACCTAGGCTGGTTGTGCTGGCCATGGATTCTCATCTTCGATCCAGCTGGCATAGCACGTGTGGGACACTTCTCATGGGGGGCAACCAAAGGCCCAACATCAACACCCATGATATTAGTGTCGTAAGGCGTAGCGGAATGGGAAAGCAAAATCCCAGGACGGGTGTCCAACTCCGCACAAGCCTCAAGCAACTGACTGCGTGTAACAAAAGCAGCCGCTGCAACGGAACCCTTACCGGCAACATGATGGCCGGCAATGAAAGGTGTTCCTTGCGCGTTTCCAATCAACGCAGACATGCACATACCTCCCTTAGTAACTCCAGGGTAGGTGTACTTCAATCCTTGAAAGGTACCACCTTCAGTCGTAATGACACGACCACGAACGGCGGTAAACTTAGCAGACTTGAGGAATTTTCCCTCATCATTCTGCAACAAGTAACATTCTAGCTTCTTCAGCTCCTGAATGTCCTCAGGATAGTACTGCAACATGTCACGTTGCGGTCCCACAGCTGGCGCGTACCAGACAGCGAGATCGGTCCCACGGACCTTAACACAATTGGTGCGACCCATTGCGACATCCTTGATGAACATGCCCGAAATGTAATCAATGCGAATATACTCGCTCTTACTCGGAACATAATGATTAGGGACTAAAATAACATTGCTTCTCAAAAGCAGTCCCTGCACAAATTCACCATCCGGCTTATTCAGCCGAACCAAACGTGGACGGATGCGCTTATCCATATCATCATGGGTACCAGTCTTTGCTTGACTGGTGACACCAGCATCTCCGAAGAGGTACTGGCGCTCACGCGCTGCGACATCCCAAAATTCCTGTTCCTGCTGATATTTCTTAGCATTCTTCTGGAACGAAATGGGTCCGGCAGCTTGAGCGGTAGGCAACTTAGCCCACTGTCTCGCAGCATACGATAGGACCTTCCAAAGCCCTAAAGCGGCAATAAAGCCGATGATCTTCTTTTTCGTTCCCCAATCAAGCTCTCTCCATACGACGGAGGGCCGGGGGACGTTGCTAAGGCGATTGATCAAAGCCTTTCGTGCACGATTAATTTTCCAGTACACGAAGCCCAAATAGGCGGCAACTACGCACAAAAAGCGCAACATTCCGTAACGCAAACCAGCAATCTCCATAAACAAGAGAAAGCCAAAGGCCTGCAAAAACGGCATCCACACGGAGTCCAAGACTCCATAAATGAACTGTTTGTTGAAGTAAGCAAGAATAATGCTACCGTTCTTCGAGGACAAAAAGCCCCGAATAAAATCGGAAAGCATAGCACAAAATCTCTCCTCAAGCTCCAAGTACCACGCAGCAACCTCAGAAAGGTTGGGGATACCAGCTTGGGATTCAAGTGCGCATGTCTTGCACATGCTCTCAGGCATGCCGCAATCACACAAAGGCATATCAACCAGCTTCTTCTGGCCTTCAACAAATGCCTCCTGCTTTGCGTAATGATTTGCGGAATCCTCCTTAAGGAACATAAGCAATTCATCGATCTCAATATCGATTAGCTTCTTGTTGTTCCAAACTACGGGAACGAAATCAACACACACAGTCTTTCCAGTCTTGGTTTTCTTCGAATCACTCGAAGTACCAATTGGATACTGCGCGGTCTCAACCGTAAATGTAGCAAAGGTAGGAAACTGCTGACCCGCCATGTGGCGAATCTTATCAGTATCAAGCATCTCGGTGCCTTCCTTCCTATACTCAGGCTTGACCTTCTGAGTAATGGTAACTTCAAATCTTCTGTTGATTGACAGCGGTTCGTTCGAATAAACGTTGGATTGTAAGTCCTTAACATTCGTTGTTCCGCAAACAACATCAGGCTCGATCATGACCTTACCCTTCATTTCCGCGTTCGGATTAAGGGCGGCCATAGGCACTTGGTTCAAAAACATGATGACAGACTCAACAGGTGAACCCTCCTGCTTAGACTCGTTGGTATTGCAAATATCATCAAGAATTACACCTTTATGGTGCGTCATAAACTCGCTCTGGAACTTGTCCTGTTGATTGAGTGTGACAATCGCACGTGGCGAATAATCCTTACCATTGACC